GTTAGTAGCAGTCAAAGCATTAATAGTCTTAGCGAAGTTCATATTGCTTTCGTTCTGCGCTGCAGTGTTGGCTGTAGATAGAGTCTGACGCCACTGTGCATTTGATTGAGCAATGAGTAGACCGTTCTGTGCGTTAAACAAGTCACGCTGTTGCTGGATCTCAGAGTTAAACTCACGCAGTGCATTCACAGAGTTAACATTGAATTGATCCATAGCGTTTTGCTGTGAGGCGTTGAACTGAGAAGTCTGACTACGGAGGTTAGCGAAGTACTGATCTGTCTGGTTCTGGCTTGTGGCGTTGAACTGTAGTGCAGCGTTCTCTGCAGCCTGATCTGTGAACAGAGCCTGTACGTTCTGCTGCGCCTTAAAGATAGCTGTCTGTTGTTCGTTAGACAGGTTAGCCATGTCCATCTGCAAGAAGCTCTGAGCGTTCTGTACCGCAGCCTGTTGACGGTTGTTAAGGTTAGCCATGTCTAAGTTAGACAGAGCAGCTGCTTCTGCCATCACCATAGCTTGACGGTTGGACAGGTTGTTGAGGTTCATAGTGTTAGCTGCACGTGCATTCTCAAGAGCAATGTTCTGCTCCGCTGAGAAGTTCATGTTAGCTATATCACCGATACGTGCTGAGTTCTGTACACGAGCTTGGAAGGCTTGGTCAAACTCCATGCCAAGGAAAGTAGCACGTTGTTGTGCTGAGAGCATAGCACGTTGCTGACGATTTGTCAAGTTCTGAGACTCAAACTGAGCCTGTACTTGTGCGTCCATCTGAGCGATAGGTAGTGCAGCTTCCATTGTAGCTTGGATAACAGCCTGACCTGCAAGGCTAGACGCACCCAAGCCACGAGCAGATAATGTAGCCATAGCTGTACGCATAGAGCCTGCAGCCCATGCAGGTGTGTTACCACCCTCGAACTGCTGCATAAGACCTTCTAGTTGACCTGCTACAGTAGCCTGTGCGCTGGGCGTTGCAGTCGCAGCTTGTACTTGCTCAGTGAAGGCAGAGGCACTAGCAGCATCTGCTACAGGGTCTATAAGCTCACCTGTTTGTAAGTCTCTAGGAGCCGGAGCTACAACGTCCGTAGATACACCTTGTGCGCCTTGCATACCAGTTATAGCTGAGGTAGTTTGTTGTTGTGCAGCTACCTGTGCTTGATCCGACACAACACCCTGTGCAGGCTGGAGTCCAGCTGTCTCAGCTTGTACTTGTTGGTAAGCGGGGGCGAAGTCGTAGGTCTGTGCAGTGGGGGTGTCTTGTTGAGTAGCCTGTTGTACAGTACCAACTGTAGCTGCCTCAGCGAAGGGGGCGATAGGAGTAGCCTGCCCAGCGTCTACAGGAATGAAGTCTGCAGCTACAGGTTGTTGGTATGAAACAGGAGCTTGAATGGGCTGCATAGTCTGGGAAATTAAGTTCTGATCTCGCTGAGCTTGCTGTACGGGGAAGGGTTGATCCTCAAAAGCAACTTCTTCCTCTACGGCATCTTCCTCTGTGGCACTGCTGACTACTGTGTAGCCTGTAGGGTCTGCCTGATAAGCCTCATAGTCAAACCCTTCGGGTACTTCATAAGTAGCAGTGGTAGCACCTGCTCCCGTTAGATACAAACCCGTGGCTTCATCCCTACGTAAGTCTGTAGGTAGAGATATACCGTCACTTGCATAGACCGTTCCTGGCTTCTTAAGAGCACCCATAGCTTTGACTTTGTTACGTAGTCCTTCTGAGGCGTTCATAAAGGATCGTGCAGTAGCTATATCATCACCCTTAAAGCCATTCATCTGTGCTAGCTTGATAAGGGCTACATCTCCACCATCAGCATAACCACGTACAGTACCACCCTGAGCCATAGCTGTGCTTTGCTGTTGTTGCTGTGCTATCTCTTGCATTGTCCCTTTACGTACAAACCCAGGAGGTACATAAGTAGTTGGAGCGCCATTAACCTCAGTCACAGTCATACGTTGACCTAAGTTATTCTCGTAGATAACCTGTTGAGGCCCAGCGCCACCACCTACAGGTGCATACAAAGTGGGATCTACCAAGCCAGGTGTACCAGCATAGTGTGTCTTGTATGTGGCTGTAGCAGGCACAGCGCTAAGTCCAGCTGTCTGTAGCTGCTTACTAAAAGTACCTGCCTGTTCGTCAGTGATTTCTTTAGTAGTAGTAGGTACAGGCTGATTGTAGTAACTAGGAGGTGTTACTTGCTGTGTCACTGTTTCAGGTACGGCCTGTACAGGTACGTCTACACCAGCTGGAACGTCAAACTGTCCCATTTGAGAAGGGTAATCAGTCGTTGTTTCTTTCTGGTATACGTCAGAGACTTTCTCTTTTTCTTTTTTAATTAAGTCCCACTCAAGCATGTCAAGTTCGTAAGCACTACCCTTATAATCAGGCTTAAACTTCTGTATTAGTGCATCTTGTTCTAACCTAAGATCTTCTATATTTCCACTTGTACCAGTAAGGAAAGGAGTAGTACTACCTATTCTTCCTGCAGTGCTTGATGCGTCAAGCCCTCTTTCAGCTAGTTTTTGTTCAAGGTAGTATGCGTTAGCCGCATTAGAGTTGACTACCCTGACTTCATTAGGGTCTATACCTGCATCAATAAGGTCTTGCTCAGAAGGTTTCCTTGCATTGCCTTCTACTAAGATCTGAGCACCAATATCTACTGCAGAGTTACTACCATAGAAATCCTCATTACTACCTGGCGTGTAACCTTTTTCGCTAAGGAGTTCATTAGCCCTTGAGAAAGCAGTATTACTACTGTAGTCAGAGACACCTGCATTTTTGTAGGCCTGCTTTAACTTATTAGAGTCTACCCCTGTATTCTGTGCAAGATACACAAGGTCTGCCAAGTCTGTTATGGCTTCCTCTTGAGTCTTATTCTGTTCAGCAGCGATTTTTTGATAGGTAGCAGACTCACTTAACTTAGAAGCATCGCCACCTGTCTCTCTGTTGATGGCCTCCATGTTAAGAACACCGTCACGTCCAAACCCAGTAACCACACTTGTACCGTCATCAAATGCAAGTTGCCACTCTCCAGTAGCTTCTCCGCTCTTGTCTTTTACCTGTGATTTTGATACCATTGTACTTACCTTTACTTATCCATTGTCATGTATACTGCGCCTGCGATAAACGTCAGTACGGCGACAGTGGTTACTTTTATTGCTGTTGTCCAGATAGACTTACGTGTATCACGCCAAGCCTCTAACAAGCTACGCATCTCAACTATATCTTTCTGAGCAGAGTCATCAAGCAAGCCAATAGAAGCCAGTGCCTCCTTAGCCCCTTTACGAGCAGCACGGTCAAGCATAGCTTCAAGTTCTTCTGGAGTTATTATGGTCTGACCCATGTGCTTTACCGCCTGTAGTTATTGGATAAAGGATAGTTAAGTTATAACATTTATTAGTAGACTTGTCAAGTGTTACCACTTATTTTGTTTTACACCTAAGAAGTACATAGCTAGGATTAACGCACCTACACCTGCCAGTGCTACTGCAATACCTACAGCCCAGTTAATACAGTTGTCTATAAACTCTTGCTTCTTATAGACTAACTCACGTTGTTCTTTACGTTGCTGTGCCTCTATGCGTACTATTTCGTCCCAAGCACTGGGTCCATACACCCAACTTATGTGTGACTTTAGCTCTTCACGCATCTCCTTGAGCTTCTGCTTCTGTGACCATATCTCTAATGCGTTAGATTGGTTGTCACTAAACATCTTGTACATAGGAGGGTTCTTAGCTTTGTCCTCTAAGAAGTCTAGGTCACTTACTGCCTTAGACCACTGAGAGACTGCACCCGTCATAGCACTAATCTCACGGCCTACGGATACAGCTTTCTTAATACCGTTGTACGCTGTAGTAGCAGCCGCCATAGCTGTAAAAGGATCAATCACTTTACTTTGCCATGTCTCTGTGGTCACGGTTGATGTACCGTAGCTCACTCTCTATAACTGCTATGCGTTGCTTGAGTTTATTAATCTCACCAATAGCTAAGGTCATAGAGGCAAGTTCATCCCACAACTCTTCTATGTCACCCCACACGTACTGTATCTCTACGCCGTTGCTTTCAACGTCACGCTTAAGGTTAATGTTATCCTCAATAGCCATACGTGAGCCTAACTGACTTACTGTTTCTTCTAGGCTTGCTATTGTGGATGCTTGCTGAGATACCCACCATACACCACCACCAAGTTGTACAGCCATAGCTGCAACAAGAGCAATAGGAAGTTTTACATTTTCCATGCGTTACTCCTTAAGGTTTTGTAGGCCAGTCAGCCTCTTCCAAGTTAGGCCAGTTAGCATGGCCTGTGATGTCACGCAGAGCCTGACGATATGTTGTCATAGCTGCACCCATAGTTACATCTGAAAGCGCATAAAAGTCTGTAGCTGCAATAAGATCATCACGTTTACTACGGTTAACCTCTGCCGCTTCTACAGCATTAGCTGCAATCTCATCTTCAGTGAGATCAACAACAGTGCGTGTAAGCACCCAGTCGTTACCGTAGATTGGCGTACCCACAAGCTCAGTGTTCACCTCTTCAGTGATAGGATCAGTCGCATCCTCTTCAGTCATCAAGCGTACAACGCCTCTCGTAGGTGTCGTAGCTGTTGTGACCTTATGTGTCAGAGGGTCATACTCAGGCATTGCCTCTATTGTGACAGGGCGCATACCGTACCTGCGCATGATCTCAATAGGAACATTACGAGGGAATGATACG